AATTCGCATAATGCAGATTGATGTTAAAAAGCCCCGTGAGACTGCGTAATCTTCTCACTGGGGCTTAGTAACATAATCTGTGCATCACATTATGCGAACTTTCAGAAGTAATTATTTCGCATAAAAAAGAAGCCATACAGCAAAACAGAAGGCTGCAATACAAAAAAGAACAGCAAATAATATATCCGTCCATGTAGTAGGCGGAAAATCCACAACACTCAACGCCAATTGTGAAAAATCTAATGTCATATTTTGCCAATCCATCTGAGTTTGAAAATTTTAAATCAATAACTTAGATCATTTTTTATGATCGTAAGGCATAAAATGCCAATTGTTACCCCTACAATTCTGAAAATATAAAATCGTGGGCTGTTTTTCACATTCCGATTTAATTGATAGCTCTCTACCTTCAGAAATTTCCTATCCATTTTACAGCCACTTACCTTTTGCGGTGCCTGCGACACTATGCAACCGCGTCGTGCTCGCTACGGCACCGCTTCAATCACGTTTTCCTTACAAACTCCAGTAAACATTCTGAACGTTCACTATCAATTTTTTTTTTAACATCTTCATAATAAAAGGCAGTGCCCGTCTAAAGAATTGTCGAAGTGTCTAGACTACGCCTTGAGACACTCATATTTTACGGTAAATCAAAAGTTTATCACGATGTGTCTCAATTCCCCTGAAGACACTTCTTTGAAACGCAACGTCACAACATATAGACGGTTTTTGTAATCAAAGGAAAGAAATTCATAATTGGTTCGCGCCATTCACTGGATTACGTTCTAAGCCTTCCTGAACATAGTTATTAGCCTGATAGGCCTGATTAGTAGCAACTTGCTGAACTGCTTGTTGTACAGGTTGTTGTACGGACTGCTGAGCGAAGTAATTAAACGGACGATCTCCCTTAATTATACGTTTGCAATCGGACTGATTAAGGCCGTGAATAATCGTACCTTGTTGAGTATATCCGACTAACTTACCGTGACGATCTGTCATACATCCAGACAACACAGGCTTTGCAGTAACTTGATAGGTTACCGTTTCTTGTATCTTTTCGGCTGATTCAAAAGGCTTAGACGGGTCATAACTTACTTGTTGTACAGCAGGCCCAACTGACTCACCATTTTTAGTTAGGCGGTTAAAATATTCCACGCATTCAGGCTTATCTACATTTACACCCTTTCTACATTCTTCATCAGTTAGCTTTGACATAACACCTAGTTTATCTTTGCTCTCTTCTTTTGTTTTCTGTGCTTGTGCTGCATCAGACTTCTGAGCAGTAGACATTTGATCTACTTTTGTTTTCGTGCCTTTAGCCAAGAATGCAACAAGTAAACACGCGATTATGACAACAAAAACCAAGCCCCCAATAAAACCCCATAACTTAACATTAAAATTATAGTTACGCCCTGAAGCTATTCCGTCTTCAGTAGATTTATATAGCTTGTGATATTTCTCTTCGATTGTATAAACAAACTCATCATAAGCCTGCTGTTTAATCGATTTAGTAATGCTGTTATAAACCTTAGTGAAACAATAACATTTGGTTGTTTTAGCCCCTACAACTTCAAGCCAAAAGTATTGAGTAACAAGATTACGTACATCACTGTTTACTAACGCAGGATTAGGACTGATAAGCCATAAATCTAAACGCTGATGTCGAATCATTGTAAGGTCTACAATCTCACTATCCCTACGGCTAGAGAAATGTTTACTAAACTTCTCATGCTTCTGCACCTCATCAATAATAACAAGGCTATCAGGTTCACATTCTCGCCAATCATCAGGAAGCGGTGTAATACCTTCAGCTAATTCAGCATGTGCACGAATATTTGAATAAATCTTTTTATATTTACCGCTTTTTTTTACTTCTTCTTCAACTTGTTTAACATACAAATAAGACTTACCCGCACCGATCTGACCACATACCAATCGGAACGTACCGCCAGCAGATTCACTCATTATTTTTTCCTCAAAGATAAGCTGCCTTGTTTAATTGTCATCAAGAAAACAGCTACAGAAACAAATCCACTTAATGCGTAATCAAGACCACATATCCCCATAAAATTAAGTAGGTCAGCAGAGACGCTATTAACTGAATTAATTAATCTTTCAAATGCAACCCTTATTACAGCTACAACTGATAAGTAAGAAACAACCGATAAACCCGCACCAGTCAGAACCTTTTGAACAGAGTTTTTTAAAAGCCACTCGGTTAACTTCGCCAGAAATTTAAGCATTAGACAGCTCCATTTCTTAAAGCAAACAACAGGTAAATAAGACAGCCAAGATGACTAATACCGATAATATAAGGCCGTGCAATTTCGCCATAAGTGCAAAGAATTGAGGGGTCAGCATCAAAAGCCATTTGACCAATACCGTAATCAAATACAACTGATTCAGGCATAAAAGGACACGTTTGCCCAAACTTCACATAATCAACATGCTGATAACCGGGTAAATCCTCATCTTGTACTTCAAACTTTTCGTCCTTTAGTTCTGGTTCATCCTTCATCCATTGATCTGTTTTTTTCCAGTCGTCATACCATTTACAAACCGTAAAAGCCCATTCGCAGAAAACAGGAAATTGAATAGATAAAGATTGTCCACCAGTTGGATTTCCGTCTGGGTCTTTAATAGGTTCGGCTTTACCATCAGCAGTACCACCATCGGTACGCCATGAACGATCATTCATAAAAGGCTTATCTGATAATGGCGGTGTTTTATAGCGGGGATCGCCAAAAGGCGCTGGTTGCCCATCTGGTGTTAATGGAGCATTTTTAATTTGATAATCCATATCATTGGCTAATTCATCACCAACACCATTACCAGCATGACTATAAGAATCAGCTACAGATTGATCCATTAAACCCGTATTAACTTTACTATCAACAGTTGAATCTACAGGATCATGATAACCTTCACCCATCATTGCAGCCCCGAGCAATTCTGGAGTCAAAGGAATGATTTGATCTGGTGGTTTAGGTGCATTTGGGTCATAAATTGGGTTAACAATACGTTGATAACCCCAATTAAATGTTTCGTTGGCATCTGTTGGAGAACGCTTAATAATACATTTTGCATCCCTTTGTCCGACTTCAGTCGGTCCCCAATTATAAGGAGTAGCTGAAACAAGTATCCAACCATAGCCTTGAGCATTACGAGTACAAATATCTGTAGCAGCTTGACTATTGGTGCCAAACTTTTTTGTAACCGCAAAAGAAGTACTCTGATAGTAATATTGCAATCTAGGATCGTTTGGATCGTTCGGTTCTACAGGCTTTTTCTTTACATATGCACCATCTTCCATTACCCAGCCAATTGCTTCAATAAGCTGAGTCACAGCCATAACCCCAACCATTTGTACGCCTGGATTCTTTGCATAAAAAGCCACGCGTTTAAACATTGAAGAGCCTACTTTAGAAGCAGTTGGCGAAGCTTCAGCAATGGCAATTTTGGTAACTGTTTTACTCTTAGCTGTTACTGGATCTGTTTCAATAAATGATCTAGCAGATCGACCATAGACACGTCTTGCATAATCTTCACGATTCTGCTGTAGCTTAATTTCACGTTGAAGCCACCAATCACCATCATCAGTTGCATGAGACTCAACAGTGAATAAAGCAAGACAGATTAGTAATAAACGTATAACCATACTATTTCCCCGACAAGACGATCCACAACGCAAGAGCCACAACAATGATGTAATAGACGGTCACTTCGCTTTTCTCCAGTTATGAAAAAAGCTGGGTGCGGTGCGTACAGCTGTGCGCTCCTCCCAGCTTTTTTCTATTGTCAATTAACGAAGCATTGACAATGCTTTGCGGATTCCCCAACCAACGTATGTCGGTACAGCTTTCAAGCTACCCGCTGAAAGAAGACCCGCAACAATCGCAACACCAGCCAAGCCAGTAGTTAAGTCAATAGTTGTATCCCCTTCAGCAGCAAAGGCAGTTGCAGTTGTAGCAATTACTACACCCGCAGTCATCACGGCACGTTTAGCAGCAGTGAGCACCTTTTTAGTTTCTTGGTTAGTGTTTGGAGTTTGTTCTTTATTGTCCATGAGTTATTCCTCGTTAGAAGTGTGCCCAAGTAGGTCTAAAGTGGCACGTATGCCCCAAGCAACGTACCAAATCAACGCTGTGCTAGACAGTAAGAGACCAACTTGGACAACGGATAAATTGTTGAGTTCATCTAGCCAGCTTTGTTGATGTATGACGAGTACGCAGTAATTGACCCCATTGATTACCGTTGTGGCTGTGCAATCATCAATCTGCATACTCTTAATCCCCAATTAGCCTTCACACTTAGACATGTGAAAAGCCAAAATTTGGCGGTGAAAATATGAATAACATTTAGGACATTCCACTTGATTATCCCCCATAATTAGTGTTATGTTTTTAATCATAAATTCACCTAAGTTATTGATTTATTTACATATTATACATTATGCGAAATGGTATATTTATGCCTTTGTTTGTGTTGGCTTTTTTACCATTTCAGCACCCATTTGCGTGCAATGTGGTTT